CCACCACTATAACCTTTTCTGGTTTCTCTATGCACTCCCTAGTATTGCTTCTCATATCTTGCTACTAGAATAGTGTAACCAATTGTACGTCCAACATTGATTTTCACGTAAGGCCTTGACTAGTTTTGAACGCTGTTCGATAGCGTCTTCCATAGTTGCTTCATGTCTAGTCGCACTTGCAGCCATGGCCGACCAAGGGTCGTAGTAGTCGGGCAACTCGATGTCTTTGTTGATTGTTCTTGCTATGGCTTCTGTCTCAGCACTTTTACCTAACATAAACAGGTATGCCATGCGCCTACTAGACACATTGTTATCGGTTGCTTCACTCACACCGTTTGTAAACTCGTACCTCCGACTTATTCTCATTATGTCTGGACCAAACTCCAACAAGCCGAGTGGTCCTTTATAACATAATAACTGCAGGAACACACCGTATTGCGAGTTTATTTCCGTTTTTGATTCCATGTTGTAATAGTCTCTTATCTCCCTACGTATTTGTCTTGGATCAACTCTCTTAGTTGTCAAAATTAAGTTGTCGTCGCCCAAAGCCAACATTAACAATAAACTGTTTCCTAACCTTTTTACTACTCTCCAGTGTGCAAGCAAATTTACGATTAAGTTGCCAAGGGCTGTGGTCGCTTGTCCAGTCTGCCGCATGGCGTCCAAAGTTCCTTTTACAAACATGCCCTTGTATGTCCAGTTTATGTGAGCCCATGCCCACAATTGGACTACCTCTTGTTTTACTTTCATTACGTTGACGTATAACCACATTTCCACAGCTAGTGTTTGACTGTCTGTTTGCTTGTCTTGTTTAGTCAAATCATCCTCAACAAAGTAAATGGTTTGTTCCTTGATGAGTCTTACTCTCTGACTCAACTCAGCTGGGGTGTATCCATCCGCGTATAATACCTCTGGTCTCAATAACTGTTTAAGTCTGTGTTTCGCCTCTAAGAAAACCCCTGCGAATATTGCGCAAATTCCTTTTGCCTGCCAGACTATTATCCTGTGGTCTAGTTTTGCCATGTCTTTCACGGGTTGACTTTTTAATAAGCTCTCGAGTTTGACATGGACATTTAGTTTGTTTAGAGGGTGTTGTGCCAAACCCTCGTCTTCTATCAAGTCCAATTCTTTATCGATAGAGGCCACGCCAGTGCGTAATTGCAACCATTCCCTGATTATTGCTGAGTCATATGTAATGGGCGAAAATTTGCCGACTTCTTCTCTCCAGTTCCTCACCCCCACTGCATCCATCATACCCGTACCTTCCGTACGTGGGTTTATATTAACTTTCCTGTATGAGACTACGTTCTGTAATCTGGTGTTGACTGCATTCAATTCTGCATATAGCATTTTTGTGAGTACTGGTCTGCTGTACATGGGTCTTTTCGTGAAAGCCATTTTCATCGAACTTATTACTTTATCTGGATTTTCCCTGGTGCGGTTTCTGCCAGTGCTGGGCAACATGATTCTGTTGGCTGTCCAACTGAGGTCATTGTCCTCGTACATCACTATGTTCTCAAAGTCTTCTTCTTCTGGATTGATTTTCTCCTCTCTTAACTTTAGCTTTGTTGGCAAGTTTAGTATCCTGGGTGCATACATTGGGTGGTCTACGATCGTGTTGTGGCTCGCTAGACCGTGTAAAGGTACGTCTGTGATTGTCAACAATTCTAAATTTGAGAAATCTCTTTTCTTCTTCACATATTTACCAACATACTGTCTGCCTGTTGTTGGATAAGATTCAATCAAACTTAACAACGCTTTGTGTACGTCATCTCTTGTGTCAACTTTTGTTAGATATTCTCCTGACAATTCTAAACTTAGCCTATTTGATGTATTAAATTCGGTTCTCCTCTTTGCCAAGTCTTGTGGTCTCTTCCTCAACATTATTGTTGCTTTAAATTCAGTATCACAAGGCTTTGTGTTTTTGCCCCAGGTCAAGACTATTTTATTTGGTCCTACTTTGTGGGACTGGTGGTAAATATTAAGACTTTCCCAATCGCCTGCGGCGATTAACTTGTCGATGGTGGCCCTATCTTCGATGTCATCTTGGTCAATCACTAAGTCCGCATATTGTGGGTATTTCTTGAGGAACGTAGTTTTTCCTTCCCCTACGGGTATGGCTACCGCCCAACTGCTCAGATCCTTTGTTTTCTCTTGTGGGAGCTGGAAATTTAACATGAAGTGTCTCGACTCGTTCTTATCGCGGAATTTGAAGCTTGAGTGGTCGTCGGCCCAATATTTGCATTTCCCGACATTAAATCACGTGAGATCATAGTACCTAATAATGGTATGACTACCAAGTCTTTTCTCCTGTAAGCATTATAGTTTGTCCTTGTGTAGGCTATCCTTTCTCGCTCTGCTGATGTGATCTTTGAGACGTACACTAAGTCTTCTAGTTCAAACTCTTCCATGATTTTCTCCCAACTTTGCTCTTTTACTTTGGTTTGTAGCTTTTCTACAGTACACATGGTGTCGTGCAGTGCATCCAAGGCACCTGTTGTTTCTCGATCAGTCGTTTGTCTAATTTTTGCTGTGTCATCTTGTAGATCATGTGGCACGCCATGTTTCCAGTATGGGTCGATGTCATTTTCGATGTTGTTTAATCCTTTGGAATCCATGAATTGTGAGAATAGGTCTTCCGTTTGACATTTATGACCATATAACTTGTTGCACAAGTATAGGATTATGCTAATCATTTCCGGTGGTTCTCCTTGTTCTTTTAAGTGTTTCACCAATGGGTTGTCGGAGTCATTGTAGTTAGTGTTACCCTCAAATGAATCGTGGTGGTGTAATCCGTTTGCTCCCGAGTGGTGATAATATGCCCTAGGATTGACCGTCTCATGTCTCGTATTCCATAGCCCCCTCTTGTTGCACACGCCTGCTGATGCAGTGTAGCAGTATTCTCTCATGAAGTGTTGGTCACTGCCGTACCTGTGACCCACTTTCTTCCAATATAATAAGAATCTGTGTATCTGTGCACTTGCTACCCCACCGAAGAAATCTACACAGTTTCCAGTTACTGGTTCGTCTTGTGTCTCGCTGATGCTTACTAGCATTCTACGGATTGGTCTGAGTGGTGTTTGTTGTCTTAAGAGTAAGTGTGTCATACATCCGTTACACTGATTTTTGCAGTCTGGTGAGCGCACGTCTCCGTTTCTGAGACTGTAATGTATGTCCGTACTTCCAAATACCATTGGTATTAATCTAACGAATCGGTCCTCAGTGAGGTGGCCGGTACAGCTGGGCACACGGAGTCTGTAGTTATATTTGTCTACTTGTGACAGACGCTTGTTTCTGTCATAGTCTTTCCAATGTACCGTCCGGATGTCCAGGCACATTTGCCCTCGCCCGCTCTTGTACTGTTTATTCGACGTCACGAAAGTTTGATTTATTTTATTATTTCTTAAAATTTCTTCATATTGTCGTAGTCCTGTTACAATGTCTTCGAGTAAGCGTGTGTCAAAATCGTGGTCTTCATTCACGTCAATCACGTAATCACGTATATTATTACTAGAGTTTCCCGTGTCACATCTATCGGAGTAGACTTCGTAGGGTCGGTGCGGCATTGTGAAGTTGTCTTTAAGGTTAAGGAAGTCTGGCATCGGTGGTAGAAGTCTGTGTCCGTCAGGGTGAGGGAAGAATCGGATGTACTCTTCCTTATTTCCAGCTGGTTTGGGTCCTTGGTTCAATAAATAAAGTGTCAACTCTTTTGTACGTGGCCACACTTCCCCGTCTTCACAAATCATTCCTTGGTTAGTGAGTTTGTGTCGTCGTAGTATCTTGTGTAATCTACAACATATCTCCATTGTCTGGAGTGTGTTTTGTGGTAAAGTTGTTGCCAGCCACGCTGGTATGTCTGGCCCAGCTATGACACGTCCTGTTTTGTCCACACTCATCAATCTCTTAAATGATGGTGGACACACCATATCTCTCAACTCTTCTTCTTTGTATAAATGCCATGCCATCATCATTGGACTATGTGGGTTTTCCCACACATTGTCCACTCCATTTCTTTGCCGCATGGCGTACATAGCACATTTGAAATGTTTCATGATCAATGTTTCATCTGTTCCATAAAGTGCAGACACGCCAGCTAATGCTTTGGCCATGGGTTGTGCTTCCATTCTCGTCTGCCATACGGTGATGTTCCAAGCTCCAATAACGTTGGACACTGATTCTGAGATAGTTATTGCCCACCCTTTTGTAGCAACTCTTCGCACCAAGTCAATGTTGTGGGCATCTTTTAGCATTGGGTTATTTACTAGTAGGTTCGCGTTAGTGAAATGTAGGATGCACTTAACGTCGCAGACTAGTGCAGCAAATCTATACATTCTGTTCTCGCTCTCAAAACCTGTGAAGGAGGGTACATTGATGTGTTTCCAGCTAGATAATCTCTTAGGCTTTTCCCACTTCCCATCGATGAAGCTCCTATTTTTTATGGTGGTTAGATTTATGCCTAAGCTGTAACCAGTTGGTACCTCAAATGTTGGGTTAGATGATATGATTACACAATCTGTCTCTTTTAACCCGATGCATAAGTTCTCGAAATATTTCTTAAATTGGCGCAGCCACCTTATACTTAATACATAATTGTCTTTGTTAGGTTCTAAATCTAGTAATCTTGGGTCACTGTGATTCGAATAACCGATTTCCTTGTGTCTATAATAACCAGTTTCACCTGGCCTATACTCTACGTTGTCGTCTGTTACTCCATGGTTCGGCCATGCAGCAGTGTGGTTTGGGTAGGAACCGCCTATGTTTAATGTGGTGACTTGGTGGCCATCATCCTCTGTGGTGATGGTAACTTCTTCTTTAGGCTTGATTTTCTGTTTGTCACCTGAACCCATTTCTATCACACAAAGTGGTCGTGGCCACAAGTACAACTTGTTGGTTTCTGACTCCAATTCTATTTTATCTAGAGTTGAGTGTGTCAGTTTTAACGCGGCCTCTGATAATTCTGCGCTAGTGGGCGGCCTATTCCTAAGGATTTTGCCCTCTGGTAGCGTTCCCCCCCTATGAGTGGGTCGGTCCGCTAACAATTTAGATTGCTTAACTGTCGTTTTGATGGTTGACAGTCTATGACGTTTGTCATGTGCTCTCAGCCAATTTGTGAAGACATTTTTCGTGATTGGATCAACCGTCATATCTACTATCGGCTTGTAGTCAGTAGGGTCTTCAAACCTACTGAACCAGTTCATTCCTTTGTAAGTCGATTGTGGGTGTACTGTAATTGTGGTGCATTTGTCCACGTATAGATCAGCATCGTTTTTGGCTGTTGGCACACTCATTACTGACACTACATTATTGGCCAACCTTGACAAAATTCCTTCATCTGTGCCATATACCCAAGCGTAATTCTCTATGTCATGGGCCCAATAATGTTCTAGATCTTTGATAACGCCTCCTCTAGCGGTACAATTGTTTAAGTACACCGGTGCTTGCCCGTCTCTCTTGTAGTGGTGTAAACAATTTTCAATAACTTCTCCTCCCTCTCGTCCGCTGTACGAGTGGTCTACAGCAGTTGCGTACTGCTTGAAGAAACTAGAGTCTTGTTTGCGCCCTGCTACTAATCTGTACACTCTCTCTTTGCTGCCAAAAATTAATGGTGCTAGTCTCACGCATCTCCCACTGGTTGCCAGATGGGTTGGGCAAGGTACTACTACATTCAACCACCCCACGCACGGCATTTCACCCTTGAATATGAAGTTAACGCTAGTGCCAATACCGGGACTTTTGGGAGGTGGCTCGGTGGCGGCGCCTGCAACTAGATGGATGCCTGGTTTGACAAGACAGGCTTCCACTTCAGCTATAATTCTTTCCCATAAAGGGATGATCGTAGTGCTGTGTTGCTTGCCAAGGGTGACGTCATTGTTGCAATAATGCAAATCTTTGATTTTCGGGTTTCTGTATTCATTTACTTCATTCGGCCTGTAAAAGTTCTTTGGTATGATGCCGACGAAACTTTTGACGGGCATTCTCACTTCTTCTTCAGCTGGGTCTGTAAAGTCTTTGATTATTAGTGGGCGTAGAGATAACCCTAGGTAATTTATTTTGACGCGATCCCCTTGTATAGTCAATCCACCTCTCGTTGGTGTGAATGTTTTGAACTCGACCCAAGAGTCGCTGAATCTGCTCAACTCTCGCCACCTATCTACAATCACCCCTGGAGGTTTGGCTACTTTTGGTTTGTTGTTGTTCAGTGGTACTAGTTTGGCTATTTCGTCAAACTCGTAGTGATCTAGTTCTCTTAAAGATTCGATCGCATCCATTAGGGCTATTGGTTCAGATGTTTGCACGAACTTTGTTTTGAAAGCCACATCTAAGTTCGAGTAATTTCCATCCGTCGTCTCTACTAGTATGTGGGGTTTTTGGTCTACTGCCTTGAATGGGCCTTCTACCACTTTAATGTAGATTGGGTTATCTCTGTAACGTCGCAACCACGATTCTGGTGGTTCGTAGCCGCGTAGACCATTTGGTTCTATCACTTCTAAGATGTTAGACACTGTCCTTGATAGATGTATTTCATCTGAACCATATATCCAGGCTGTGTTGCTCAATTCCCATGCTGCTTCTCTTAGACTGGGGCCGTCGCCTCCGTAACAAGTCGCTCCTGGCGCTGACGCTGGTTGACAGGCGGTCGAACCTTGGTGATTCACGTACCCTTCTATTACCATACATTTTATGTCGTGGTCTTCATCTCTTTCGTTGATGATTGAAATGATTTTATTCTTGTCTAGGCATGTCATTGGTAATAGTCTCCAACTTCTTAGTTCTGTGTCTTTTCCACTAAACGTTTTCACCAGTATGTTCCAAACACCGGGCACAGCTTGTTCTTTAGTTGTGATGAAATTGATAACGAGTGTGCAATTTTTGTTTACGCCTGAAGACAACAGACTGGTGCTGAAAATCGTGAAGGCACCTGTTGGACATGCATTCCTAATATGTTCAGCCACGTGTTCAACATATCCCATTGCATGTGGATCAACTTGGTCATAAATGAATATATCAGCGTTGACGCCGTGCATGTCGTCTCGGAAAGTGGCATTCCTGAATTCATTAACCTCGTGCGGGTGTGACAGGCCTGTACCGTCATACATCAAAGTTCCTTGTTCATACATTGCCTGGGCATTTTCCAGGTATGTGGGGTCGCGTGGCGGCGCCCTGGCATACTGGAACTCTGTCACCCAGCATGAGTTTTTAATGGTTTCTAAATCTAGGGCTTTTGCTTTGACTGATCGATAATGATAAATAACACCATCTTGGACTGTGTAATTATCGTCTCCTGCTGTTAGACCAGTGGACAACAACAATGTGATTTCATCTCGCGTGAAACTAGGAATCGCGGTCACCTCACTCTTGTATTCTTGGTTTGTCACTATGGTCGTTGCAATAATCACCTTATGTGTTGAGCTTTGACTTTCGTTTACGTCTATTGGGATTGGTTTCAGTATTTCTAAATATCGCTGCAGTGCCTCCTTGGTGCCATACAACATGCTGCCGCATTGTTCGACACCATAATAATTGGCTAATTGCACGCTGCCACTCGGGAAGTTTGATATGTGTATACCATACACTAGCTCTCCTGCAACGACCGCATTTGGCTTAAGACTTGCTACTGGGTTGTAATTTAATTCGATTTCTTCTGTGATGTCTTTGGTTATTCCCGCGGCATCTATTGAGTGTATCTTACTTCCTAAAGCCATGTGTTTCGCCAGCATCTCCAGTTCACCTCTGTCATGATGATGCCATTGCATAGTGTAGTTATAGATGTATATTGACTCGACTTGTAATGTCATTTCTTTTGTTTGTGTCAATGGTCGCACGCCTTCTAATAATCCTTTAGAAGCCAACATTTTTGATTGTTCTTCGCCCAAAACTGCTTCTTTTTTAATCTGCCTCCTGCCCTGTAAGTTGCTTTGTTTTACAGCGAAGATGATACCTGTGAAGAGGCTGAAGCCTGATAACGAAGCGTTAGATCTCCTGTAGAGGGTTCCGTCATAATAGACGGCAAACTCGTGGCTTCCGACGATGTCTTCTAGAATCACCAATTCTACGTGGCGATGACCTATCGCTAGATCACTTGTCACACTGTAGGTGTTACTTTTGCCGAATAAGGTCAACACCCTTAAGTAGTTCCCCTTTCTCCTAGCCGTGTGTTTTACACCTGATCCCAGGATTGTCCGCTTACTTATCTGTACTGCTGTCTCGATGGCCGTGGCATCAAGACCACTCGCTCTGCTTCCCGCTAAAGCGTTCAAGAAAACGGATATAACTTCCGCTCGGTCATTACCGTGCAAGCCGTCACAGGAAGCGTCTCTCATGTTTATGTCAATTGTGGTCACACCATGCTCTTGGCAAGGTTTCCTGATTGAACGGTCAATCGGAATATTGCCACGGATGACCACCTCACGTGGTTTTGTGTCGAATCCTAGTCCATACCAGTCTTGTGTGTCTATAACGGCTTGGGTATGTCCGTTTATATCTTCTAGTCCAATTAGTTTCCAGGCTGGGTTAAATTGGTGCAAGGTCATCTTCGATTTGTTGAAAACGATCAAATTATATCCTATCAGACGTGCAAGGACAATCGCAGACTCAATGTGCAGGGACCCATCTATCCTCCATGAGTTGAATCCTAATTCTGCTGCTAATAATTCTAATTTATCTTTGTCTGCGCCTAGATCTCTGAAACTCTGGAGGATGCAGTCACCTCTATTGTTGTTGGGGATGACTAATAAGCCGTCCTTTACTTTTGGGCTTGTGTATCGGCCGATTGGCACGTCTGCACTGTTTGAAATTGGCAGAAGTTCCATGGACGTTTCTAGTTTGTTCAAGAAACCCTGGAAGGAATAACCAGCCTGGTAATTTTGGTAAGATGCGTACACGGTGTCTCTTTTGAGAGTTGCGTGCCCCACGCTGGCTTGATTCGAGAATGCATTGTGGTAAGCGTGTAAAAAACTGGTGCATTCGTCTGCGTTGTACGTGCGCTGGTATGTTGTCCCCTCTGATATGGTTGCCTTGGCGTCGTCCATGAGGTGGAACAGACTATGGTCACTGTCCACTAGCACAGCCAGGCCAGCCGTTTGTAGTTTCCTCCCGTTGTGCTGCTGGTCAAACTGCCATGGCAAAATGATTTGACCGAGGCCTTGACATAAGGCTTGTGCACAGGTTCCTGCACCTCCATGATGTAACAAGATACTGCCAGCGCTCATACTGTCGCGATAGTGAGAATATGTAACTGGTTTCACTTTTCCCCGCAAGTCTTCCCTCAATTGTTCAATAATTTTAATCGGCGCATATATTGGCATCGAGTTGTCGTCCAACAATTCTTCAACGACTTGATTTAATCTTGTGAAAGCTTCAGGGGGCATGCTGCCAAAGCTAATGTATACACCCGGTGGGTCTACACAATTCTTAATTTCCCCTTCTCTCAAAAATTTGTCCCCCAGATAGTTACAGTAGTTTAGGTCTTGATCATCCCTTAACGCAGGTATTGACGCGTCTATGACTCCGACTTGCACTTTATATAGGTCACCCAGTTGTAATTTCGTGCCATGGGTGGCATTAAATGTTGCCAATTGAATGGAGTGCAACGCAGCTCTAATGGCTCTGCTACCTGCTTGTCTCACCTTGTCTGACAATTTTGTCTTTTTCATGTCCAAGTCGTTCAAAATGGTCAGTCCGTTGACTTCCAAGACTGGCACCTTCAAAATGCTTGCCAAAGCGTGTGCCTGTACACTGATAGAATTACCCACGATCAGGTCTACTTTTGGGAGGTTGCTAATAGTGTAGCCACTCATGTGGTTGTTGGCCCATGTGTCTGACAATACTGCTGTGAAATCACCAGCTTCTAGTGCTTGCACTTTGCGCAATTCTCTCTCTATTTCAAAATCTCCGCCGATGGTGACACAGCCAGTTAGTTTGTGCACTTCAGTTACCATGGACTTTGGGCATAAGAACGTTACCCTCGCGTTCTTTTGTTGTAGTATCAGTGCGGCAGCTATCAATGGCCTACAGTCACCAGTGCTACCTATCAAGATGACTAGCACTCTAAGTCCGTCTATATCTTTAACTCCTGTCACTCTTAAATTTGATATTTTCTTCCCGAGTAGGGCAAGCAACCATTCAAGGTGGTTTTGTTTGTCTACTCGCGAAATCTCGGTTTCGCCTTCCAGATTTTTAATTTCTTGCAATATGGTTTCGACGTCCACTCCCTTTAATTTCTCTAAGTATTCTGTCAATGGTATTGCTTCGAATCCAGAGATGACTACGCCTAAGTCTGTGTGCATGTCTCTTGCTCTGGCTGTACCAAGAGAGCCCACTCTGACCCTGAATGATTTCGCGCATGCAAGAATCTTCTTTTTAATATTTGAGTCAGGTGGCTTTGCTGTTTCCCACATCCTTCGGTCTTTCACCATCACTGCCAACCATGTGAGGCGGTCGTCTTCTGGTGGATCAACAACACCTAACCTTTTCAGAGTGTCTACTTCGTTGTTAGACAGTTTCTTGGTTGATTGTGGATAGTCATTTAAGAGTTGGCGTGCGAATTCAGCGTCTTGTTTTGTCCAGGTACCATAGTCTGGAGCATTGTTTTCTCTACTTATCTGGGCTGGGCCAGGTCGTCTGGGTAATAAGGCTTGGATGAAACCCAGAATGTCTTGAGTGACTATTCTCGGCGGGTTATAGTCTTCTATCATTGTGTTTTGCAATTTTCTGCGTTTGGGTCGGATCTGCAACTTAAGTCTTTCTACTGCTTCCATTAGAGTGTTAGAGTCGGCTCTGTTCAGGTTAGTGACTAGACCTATTAATTTAGCCACCAGGTCATCTACTCTGATGTTCAAATGCATCTTATTGAAAATTTTATCAGCCAAGCCTCTCGCTAGGTCCTTGGCGTGGTCCATATTTAAATTACCGTTTTCTCTATCTGCAACTGCTTTCGCTAGTCCCCTTACTAATGGGGTCATAACCAACATTGCGGCTCGTGCTACCAACATGTGATCTCGTTCTGACATTTTCTGTAATTTATAGGCCCCTATTGAACTGAGATATTCGCTTGTCATGATCATCCTTTCGCTGATCAACATGTCTTCTAAATCGCAATTTTCTCGTAAGGCCCTTACCAACTGACGTTTCCAAATTTGCATTGGCACGGATATTTCGATCGGATCCAAAAGTTTAAATCGACTGTGAGAGCCTTGTATGAGGTCCAATTCTATGTTGGGCACTTGTAGGTTCACATCACCACCTACCCATCTGTCTACTAATGGTGCGTACACCCCCGGTTTTTCTCGTTTAGAAAACTGGTACAAACCATAACCTGCCCAGGTTGTGATAGCATCTGCATACAGTCCATTTAATTGGCCGCCTTGGAATATCACTTCTGATGCTAGTCTTTTTTCCTCTTCTCTCCACATTTTGTGTCCGAATGTCGGATCTATGACATATCCTTGTTCTGTCGTTAGAGGTACCCATGCGAGCACTTTCTTCCCTGAATCTACTAGTTGGTGGATTAGTGATTCGTGGTGTATCACAAATTCGATGTCCACTAACACATAATAGTATCTTTCGGTGTTTGGTGCCGACGACTTGTCATACCATAACCCATTACTGTCTTCCAATTGCTCTTTAGCCAGTTGACCATAGTCAACATCGTCGTTGTGTTTCTTGACATAATCTTTTAAATTAGCCAACAACACGTGGGTGGTTCTCAAACTTTCCTCGAACTCGTACCTTATAGTGTCACGTGTTGCTGGGCAGATACAAGTTAAAGTGTTGAATTTCTGGTACAGACTCATAATGCCAATGTTTGTGCAATATGCCCCCCTAATGTTTGGATGTAAAGTTGTGACGATGAAGGCTTGAATTGTCTTTATTATGAATTCTGGTCCTACACGGCCCATGACTGGGCTGTCTGGCAGTAGTGTCAATTGTGGGCATAGTGGTTTAACAATGTCTTGGACTACTTGGTTTAAGTGCATTGGGTAGAAAATTGGTTTAGCCTTGTGTCTGAGCATGCCGCTCATCATAATGCCAGCTTCCTTCTGCAGTGCTCTGTAGCCTCTTGAGCCTACTTCAGCGTGGTATGCTATACTCTGGTTTAGGTTGAGAGCTCCACTACTAAGGCTGTTCATTATTCTCCTCAGAATCTCATCTAAATTTGTTGTTCGCACGCGCCATCCCATGAAAGCATTGGTTAAGACATTGTTGTCATCGTCTACAAACAATAGTTCATTTGACGCAACTCTCAGCCATGATGCTGTTATCTTTCCAGAGTGTATTTCTTTATCGTTCCCACTAAGTGTTGGCTTCGTTACGAAGCACCCATCCACGTCTGATAGATGTGAAAAAGCATCTTCCACATAACTTGTGAGTTGATAATTACCGAATTTAAGAGAGTTCAATTTTCCGTCTTTGGTCACTGTCCTACCTTTGAAGAGTGAAATTAACCAGTCCTTGAATTGTAATAGCTTTGCCCATATTGTTGCTAACCATGTCAACAACACTGCTTCCTCGGAGGACGTCACTTTAGCCCTGAACTGTGTGTCTGTGTCAAAGTCAAACAATTCGTTGGCCAACTGTTCTCCCAACTTTGTGAAACTCCTTCCGCTGCAAACTCTATTGTTGTCTATTGAGAACCACAATAATGGCTTGCCGTTGTGCTCGTACACTATTAAATCACCGACAGTTTTTACCGTTATGCGCTCTATCTCACCTGTTTCCATGTCTCTCACTGAGAAGGTTGGTTTTATGTTTCGGTTACACAGAGCCACCAATCCCATCATGGTTTTGTTCAATACTAACTTGCTTTGATCGTCAAGATTATGAATAGTATCGGTTATTAATTCGTCTCGTTTTGTTGCTCTTGCGTTGAGGGCATCTTTTGCCTCTTTCTTAACATCTATAGGGCTGTTGTTACTGTGCACGACTATTGTACCATCGAACATTATGTCTAATTCTATCCTAAAGAAGAGTTTCTTTATTGTTAATTTTGCTCCTTGCTCACCAATTGGGTCTATTGATATGTGAGCACCATGCTTTGCTGCCATGCTGCGTGCATACCCCTCAATTTCGCTGTAGGACAATGGACTGGACTCCGATGATTTTGGCTTCGGCAGGTTAGATAAGAGATAATTTTCTAGGTCGTTGTCTTGATTTGCGGAACTTTCACCAGAGTTTAATAAGAATAGGGGTCTCAATTTTGAAGGTTTCTTTTTCCAGTCTGGCCATGCAGCTCCAGCTGCACTGAAATAGTGTCTCAAGTCTCTGACTTGGTTACCAGTACCGATTGATAGCATCAGGATGTTTTGTGTCCCTCTTGACAAAGCACTGAAACCAAAATTTCTGTCGCGATATAATGCGTCACTGCCTTGTTTCATCTGAATAAATAGTAAATTTTTAACTCTGTCACCTTGGTAAGATGCCACCGTTTCAACAGGTATGTTTAATTCTAATCTTTCTAGGGTTTTGATCAATTTTTGTTTTTGAGCTATGTAGACGACCAATATTAAATCACACCTAGTGTGGCTCGGATCACCTGGATTTCCGGCTGCGATGTGTTCTAGTGCCTGCACTGCTGTTTCGATAGTTGAGTCGTTCCAAGCTGGGCTTACGTGGATGGTTAACGTGGTTTCTTTAGGGTCTCCGATATATTCCATTTTCCTGTCTGCGGGTCTGATCGTGTTAAGGTCCGATAAGGCTGGCTCAGCTAGTGTGTATTGGTTTGGCCAGTATGTGTGTTTAGCCCTAGGTAACCAGTCCGTCATGTTCCATGGTAGTGCGGTTCCACCAATATTGTGGCCCACAAAAGTTTTGACTTGGCCTTCGTCTCCAAAAATTTTAACAGTTGACACTCCTGTGTAAGCGATGAACCAGAGGTTGATCGCTGGGCACATATAGCCTTCATCGATAAAGATGACGTTTTTCCCTGCTGCGATGCTTTGGTCATTCAGAAAAGATTCGATTGTTGACACCTGGCTTTCGATATCTGTGTTTCTTCTGATCACGTTTTTAGCACTTTGTGTCATGGTCAAGCATAGGGCTTTAGGATTTTGCCTCAATTTTTGTATTATTGTTACGGTTTTCCCGCTACTAGGTGCTCCTGTCACGACCTCTATTGTTTTGAGTATTTCTTTCACGTCATGTGGGTGTCCTACTTGGTGCATCAGTGCTTTGAGCCTGACCATGTTGCTACAGAATGAGTCTTTCGTCGTGTGTATTTGTAGATAGTGGGCACCGGGTCTCAGCTTGCAATTTATTGTGATTTTACCTGTTCTCCCTGCTACTCTCAATACTTGGTATGGTTTCTTGACGCCTGTTGTAGCAAAGTATACCAAATCTCCCGGTTTGAGTTTCGAAAACGCCAGATGCTTGACTCTCAGGTTTCCACTGGTGTGAGTTACGCTTAAGTTTGCTTGAGTCGTTGTAACGCGTCCATGCATGGCGTTTGACATCAATTTGCAGCATATTTTGATCTCATCAGCGATCATAGTTTCTAATCTGTCACTCGGATGTACTTCGTGATTTATCGGGCTGTTTAAGTTTAATGTTGAATCTTCATTTACGTCCTGAATGGCTTGCATCACCAGGTCTTCGTATTCACGTGGTATGGGGAATGAGAACATGCCTAAACCCGGATTGTGCACGTTACCCAGGTTATTTGAGAGCATACCATCTTTTAGGATTGGCAAGTGAGTGATTGTGTTGTGGATCTCTACTCCTTGATGCAAAGCTAATTCTGTGGCCAGAGCTGCTGTGGACAGGTCAGTTTGCTTGCTTTTCGTGAATTTGATGGTATTGACGTTGACTTCCATGTCCGTCGCGTAATTTGGCCAGTTGTGGATAGCACCATTGACCAAGTACCAATGATCATCTTCGTAGTCTGAGCTTCGCATGTCTGTCCCAAGAATAAACACGTACACCGGACCGTTGTTGTTTTTCTTCATGTTACTAGAGTTACTAGTGATAATAATGGTGTTCAATCCTAGCCTATCACACAAATATTCCATCTCCTGGGCAGTGATCCAATCATTGGAGTTGATGGCGTGGATGTCACGGATGTCTAAATTGGTCGCTTTCGCTATTGCCAATTGGGCACAACTGTTGGTTGTGATATTCAAGTTCACCGGCTCAGCGAGTGCCACTTCTATGGGATAAGATCCGAGGGGATGGAAGGGTGGGTTGCACAAGCCCCCAGAGATTTGACATCCTGGGTATTGTGTTTTTGCTCCACTCAGGTGATCTACGAGAGTCGGTGAACATCCAGTTTCTAATAGACTTTTCTTCAGGTAGTCAATGTCCAATCGTGTGTTTTCCTCCTGTTCTGCTTCATCGTCCATCTCGTCATTCGTTTCAGAATCTGAGTCGCTTTCACTGTCAGACATTGTCTCCTTGATCTTTTTACTTCCTTTGGGCGCTAGTTTATGTCCTTTTCTTAGAGATGCCACTCCTTTTTCACACCATGGACAGTCACCAACGTAAAGATAGTGTGCCAAATCCTTGTATTTATGTTCATGGTAGTAGTGTTTCTTGCACACCGAACATTCATGTTTGTGCCAATTGCCTTTGTCTAGTTTCACAGCCGCTGATATTGGTTGCCGCATGGCCTCGCCAAACAGTGTGAATGTTGATCCTGGGGGGGGGGGTTGCTTTGTGCCCGGCCTTACGTAAGTTTCTCTAACGTTGTTTCTTTCCTCTTGTTCGTTTATCCACTGTTGCCACTCCTCATAATTGTATGTGTCGTCTGCGGTCCTATCACAAGCCGTGCAGTGTTCATCGCTGGGAACGCTGCCGATGAAGCCACAACATTTACAGTGCTTATCCTCCTGATGTCCTTGACAGGAGTGACCGCATCTATGTCTACATTCTACTTTGGTACAACATAAACAAAACTGGGACGTCGATGCCACGCCACAACACTCGCATAATTTGTCACCTACGTGTGGTGGGCAGGTTATGTGGTGCACGCAACCATCCGTCTGGGGTGTCTCACTCAACGTGATGATGCCTGGTTGGGACTGCATGATGGGTTTGTGTGGCAACTCGGAGTAGTAAGTGCCAGCTTTACTCAAGCTGGTCAGAGTGTACTCATCTAATGAAGAAAGTAGCTGCGTCATTTTGTCTGCTGCCGTGAACTGTGACAACACCCATTGAACCGCAAGGTCGATTGAGGCTGTCACTGCTGTCATTGCGTGTTGGAGGCCGTTTTCTGGCAATAGCATTTTGAGCACTTGTTCGTGTTTGATGATCACTCTGCGGACGTACATACAAGCCCAAGCCGCAACATATGTAGCGTAGCGTGGGTCGCCCTTTGTGTACATCGTCCTTGTGCTAGCGTTTAACCTTCTGCTCAGATAGGCGGCTGCAGTCTCGCGCATAGCCTCAAAGCTCAGTTGTCCATTTCTAAGATTCCTCGTAATCAATGTGCTCACCATTTCCCTGGGTGCATCAATCACTTTAACTGTGAATCCATACAGGTTTGATGCCATGCCTGAATAGTCCCAAATTGGCACGTTTAATTGGACAGTTGTGACGTATTCTGGTTGTTCGCTTGTCAGTATTTCTAATCCATGGTCCACATCGATGTTTTCTACTTGGATTAATGCGAGGGGTCCAGAATGTAGTAAGTGTCGCACGCGCACCAATTGTCCTTCTATCATATAGAATCCTTGATTGCTCGTTATTGGTGCAAGACTTTTGTCTATGGGTACCGCCCTGGTAGAGTCATCTTTGACAACCATTAGTTTGTCCCCTGCTGGGATTAGACTAAGTCCTTCCACTTCTGTGACATTGTTTATCATGGGAGTGATTAAGTAAGCTGATTTTAAGCTCAATTCTATCATTTGCGTTCTGTTCAAACCATCAAACATCACATTGTGTAAGTGTAAGCCCTGGTTGGTGACGGCACCCAGTCCGGCTGCTTCACAATATTCATAAATGTAATTGGTTTGGAAAGTGTTGTCTCCTACGACTTGGCGGAAGAAGAAATTGGTTAACACAACTTCACACGCTGTTGCAAATGTTGAAGGGTTGACTATACTCGACAGGCCCACTAATGTGTCATATGGCAATTCCGAAAAAGCTGCTTGCATTTGGTCTTGGGTGATGGCAAATGGCATCACATGTAAATGTGGGCGCACGCGCCTAAGGATTTGTAGGACGGTCACACTATCATGTTCTGTGGCCATGGCCTTCCAAACCTCACCTGCTTCAGCCGTGTCTCCTATAAGTTTTTGCACGAAAGCAACATCGCTCATGTCCACGCCTAGACGGCCTGCATAAAATTCTTTCATTTGTTCTCTATTTCCGGCTTTTGCGTCAGTTAGGAGTTGTTTGAGCTGTAGATATATTGATTTAACTGAATGCGTGTAGGGTTGTGGTGATGGTCGTGTACAGATGTGCCATTCCCCCGTACCTGTTTTGTAGAACCTATATTTTAATTTAGTGTAGATCGGTAGGTCAATTTTCTTGGTCTCGTATGCCCCTGGGAAGTCGGCAGTGATGAGTGTATTATGCAGTGCCATTAGGACTTCGTGTAATGGTTTACAGATTGGACCAATTTTGGTTTTTTCAGGCATATGAATTTGATCCACTGGAATCCCTGTTTCACGGGACATTTTCAATAACCATAATCCGTTTGGTTTCTCCAATCTAGTCCTAGCATCTTGCGCTCCCGGGATTGGTAAACTAGCCCAACAATGCGTGTCGGCGCCAACACCGATCTTTTTATTGGGGTTGTCTAATTTCTTCTTCTTTAAGTTGATTTGGGTCAAGTTGTTGAACAATCTTACTTGCCTATGCTCGGTTCGCGAGAATGGCTTTTCGTAAAATTGTTTTTCTAAAACTTCGGAACTGCTTATAGCAATTCCGAAGTTTGTTTTGGTTATTGTGGTGAGTTTAAAAAGATTATTTAAACTGTTGTTTCCATTTGAAACCATTTTTTCTAATC